ACTGCTACATACCAAACTCGATACTCTTCATCTTGTTTGGTTACAGATTTGCCGGCAGCTTTCATAGTGTTATTGGTTTGATTTAAATATAAAACAACATTAGTTGCTTCTCCACCTTTGGCCCCATGAATTGTTGATACTTTTATTCTAGGTTTTTTACTGAGGTCTTCACCATTAGCTAACATAGAACGCAAATAATCTTTTGTAGTTGATGGAACATTATCAAATGCATCATACCATTCTAATTTATCGTTTCTTTTACTCATTCGTTCTAAAACTCTTTGTTCTTGGATGTCTGGAAGTGATTCTTTTCTCATCTGATTCCAATAATTAATATCTTCATAAATTGCTTTTTCCATACTCTTTCCGTGTACGGTTTCAAAAAACAATCCCCGGCTTTTTAAATGCCTGCCTACATCTTTAAGAAGAGGATTTGTTCTAGCAAGTATTAACCAATCTCCTTTTGTCATATCAATTGCTGATAATCTAAATTGTATTAATATTTCTCCTTGTTCTTTCTTAGGAAAATATTTTTTATCAATTCTATTATCTGCAACCCTACTTATAATATCTAATGCTTTTGTTTGTATTTCACTTGGGACTCGTTCTGATTTCTGCAAAGGTATTTCTTCTGCTTTCCAATCAATAAAAGAGTCTACATCTGCACCAGCCCAACCAAAAATAGCCTGGTCATCATCTCCAGCAACCCATACATCACATTTATTATCTTCTTCTATTTTTGATATCATTTTCCATTGAACAAGAGAAAGATCTTGTGCTTCATCTATAAAAATAACATCAAATTTATTTTTAACATTTCCCTTAATTAAAAACTGATCCAACATATCGGTGAAATCAATTAATTTTTTGCCACCTTTATAAGCATCTATTTCTTTTGCTATTGCGTCTAGTTTAAACCTTTCAATTTTACCTAAATGTTCATTTCTATCCAGTTCTTCTAATGGAGAACTTTGTCTTACTCTTGCTAAATTAATTAAATTTAAATATTCACTGTCGGAAGAAAAAATACCATTCCAACTGTTTTTTTCATATGAAGCATAGGTAACTTGAATGCCACACTGCTCTCCAATTTTTTTATAGTCAGTTTCTTGCATTACGTTATCTTCTTTTAAACCTAGATTATTAAAAGCCAATGAATGCAATGTTTGAAAATGTTTTATATCTTTCTTTGTTAAATGAGTATTAATCTTTAGGTATCTATCTCTAGCTTCTCCTGCTGCTTTTCTTGTAAAAGCAAAATAACCTATTCTATTTAATGGAATACCTTTTTTAACATAACCGTGAACTTCATTTAATAGTCTTCGTGTTTTTCCTGTACCTGGAGGCCCAATAACTTTATTTCTCATTAATAATTAGACTCCTTAGTTGTTGTTACCTTGTAAGCTATTTGTTTAGTTTCTAATTGTTTTACTTTACAAACTTTTTCTGTTTTACCTTCAACATTAAATGAATGACCAAACTCTACCTTGCATTTGTCTTTTAGTTTCTGTGCTATTTTCTGTTGATCAATTTTCCAACCATTACCTAAATGAGTAATAAACGATTGAAATTTAAAATAATGGTGTCCTTCTTCTGTTAAGCATGCTCCATTTTTAAGTTGTATTCTTTCTTTTGCTCTTGGTCCATTGACACAATACTGGTATAATTCTTCGGCTAAAATATCATCTGTGTGTGTTCCTTCTGGTGGTTTAATGGTTTGACCATTTTTTCTCCATTCGTTTAATTTAGCTCTAAAATCTTTTGGTTTAAGGGGTTCAAAATAAGTTCCTGTTTGATCCCAAATTAAACTTAAAAATTCTTTTTCATTTGTCATTAATTTTAAATTAGGGATAACAACTTCAAACGTATCATCGTTTGGCATAACAACATTAAATCTATATTCGGATTGTTCATACTTTATAACTTGAAAATCTGTAACTTCAGGAAAAGCAGCAATACTATCGGACTTAACTCCAAAAGGTCTTTTATAGCACTCGCTTCTCATGCATTTGTCTTGAATAGGGTCTTCATAGCAAGTATGTCCTGCTGTTTCTTTTGTCCATGCTTTAATTTTACTATCCAGTTTAGATTTGTCCCAAGGTGTTTCTAAATAATTATAGTTAGCTTGCGAAACAAAGTCGGGCCATTTTTCTTTATATTTCTTTTTAGCAAAGACCATATAATTATACATAAATCGATCTCTACCATCATCTAATTTAGATTTAGAACATAGTGCAAGACAAGGTGGACCATCAGAAAATTCTGGATTCGTGCCTAATAAAATATTGTTATGTGTCTCTTCAACTAAAGCATCTAATCGTTCTTTACTTATTTTAGATTCTTCTGCTAATTTTAAAAATTCTTCTAAAGATAGTTTAGAATTATTCTTATCTACAGCGTATCGAGTCGTCTTACCATTATTATAATAAGGTAAATTAATAAAGTTGCCGGGTTTAATATTTCCTTTTTCATCTTCCTTTAGTTCTTTCTGTTTTGGAAAAATTTCTGTGGTGGGCTTTAATCCAAGAGGTAGAAGAAAAGCTTTTAAAGACTCTATTAAATCTGATGCAGGTATAGGTTCTTTTAAAAATATATAACAATGCAATCCTCCACTTTTAGATAGTAGTGGTATTAAGGGTAACTTATATTGTTGAAATTTAGCTAAATAGTCTGCAACTTTAAAATCTGCGTAATTTTTTGGATCTATGTCAATACAAGCAAATTGTGCTGTCTTATCTAATTTGCAGGGTTGTATACCAATCGATATTTTGCCTTCTAGGTGATTTCTATAGTCTACTGCGGTAATGGGTCTTCCAGACCATTCGTAGTCGGGCTTAAGTTTATTTCTTTCTGAGTCTAACTTTGCTTTGGCCATGTCAGCAATTCCAAAATCGCCATCATAACCAGTAAATAATTTTATATATTCTTCAAACATAATGATCCCTTTATTAAGGGCGAGTTAAGTCTCCCGCTCCCGCCCTCATTCCTCTTACGAGAAATTAGTAATTTGATTTATCTTCGCCTACACTTTCAGCAGTTTTCTTTTGACCTGCTTTTAAAGAACTGTGAAAATCTCTAGCCATTTGGTAGATACCTGCATTGTCAACTTTTCTTACTAACGATACTTTGTATCCATGCCAAGTGAAGCTACCTGAATTTTCAACAGAATTTAATTTATAGATTCTAGAAAATATTGGTGCTGGCACAGCCTTGCTAGTCTTTGGATCAATTTCGAATTCATTTTCCATTAATGAATTCCAATTTCTACTCTCTTTTAATTGAGTAGACTTCATTGTCATCAAAGCCTTTTCGGGTCTGTCTCCATTGATAATAACAAAATGATTTGCTGTTTTAATGATTTGATTACCATTTTCCAACATATCTTTATTTTGTTCATTTTGAGATGTCTTTACCATAATGCCAGGACCTCTATCATTATGAATAGGTCTACCTTCTCTTCTTTCAAAAGGTGCCCATTCTGGGTAGGTCATTCTGTAAAAGACAGGAATTAATTCAATTCCCTTCTCTCCATTATACAGTTTTTTAGTAACTGTATTATAGAACATGCCTGCTTCAGCACCCTCTACATATTTTGCATGTTTTTTCTTAGTTTCATCTGAACCACTTTGTAGTAGTTTCAGAAAAGGTAATGCAAGATCTCCTTTATCGATGTTCTCAAGACCCATTCCTGAATCTTGTACAAAGTCTAAAGTCGCTAATGCTCCACCTTGTTTTGTTGCTTCGCTGCTTGTTTCTTGTGTCATGTTATTTGCTCCTTGTTATTTTTGTTCTGTTTCCTTTGAACAGGTTAAAATGTTCAGATGGCAATTCCTGATTATTTTCAGAACGCTCTCTGAACAGTGCTTTGAGTGTCATGGGCTCCACCTTCAGTTTCTGTGAGGGTTGATACCCACGACCTCGTGCAAGGTCTGCGTATTCGCTCGCCTTGTTATCTTCGTTACGACCAAAGGAAACAGTAATCTCATTTTTAATAAGATCACCCAGGCCGTTGTTTCGAAGCCAGTTAAAAGCGCCTTCCTTATTTGCTACAGGAATCGTTGCGCTATACATCTCTCTAATTTCTATTCCGGATCCATCAGACAATTTCATTGTCTTTAATTTCATGGATTCCATTATTTCAGGAATGGCTATTCCCGAAAGTTTATCTATTCTTTGTTTTTTAGTTTTAAGTCTTTCTTCATCTTCTTTAACTTCGTCTTCTAGTTTTTGTAACTGAAGAACTAAATCAGACAAATTTTCTGCACCCGTTAAATTATCAACGTCTTGGGATACATCTTCAATAAACATTTTTTGTAGATCTTCACTCAT